TGTTTTATTCAATACATTTTCTGTTAAAATATTTTTGTTGTTTCCATAAATAAGAGAAGCGTCATTGCTTGCTGTCCAGTCTTCCCACTTTGTAATTGCCTGGTGGCTTCGTTCGTCTGCATCCACAAGGTGTATAAACTTTAATAGCTCTTCTGGGTAGCTTAAAACATTTTTAAAGTACCATATGTCTTTTTCAAGAATTTGTACGTCAAACATGTGATACATGTCGTTTGGGTTAAATGTTTCTTTTGATATTTCCATTAAATATTCTCCACTTCAGACGCTGGGATATTGTACCCATCGGGGGTTAATCTTAAACCTTTTTCACGAACTTTTTTCCAGTCTTCTTGTTCGCCTTTTTGCATTGCCCTAACTTCTGCTAATTCTTTTGCCCATTCGTCACGGACTTCTTGTGGGTAATCTGATTCTTCTCTGTCGTCCCAGAATGATCCAAGTGTATATCTTGGACTACCTTTTACTACTGTTACCTCGTGCATATTTTTATGCCCGCCGTGAAAAATTAAAAATGATCCAGCTTTTGGAACAATTTCCATTGGAAGGTTTCCGTGATCAGCGTCAAATTTTAATGTCCCTCCTTCAAAGTCATCATTCAGGTATAAGAATCCAGCATATCTACTTCTAGTAAATGCTCCCATCTTACCTTTATTGTCACTGTTGTCGGAATGCTTTGGGGCAAATGCTCCTGGCAACCATCTCTGCACGTGAAAACTTATTTTTGACATATCTGAAACATTTTTATTTGCAACTTCAGATGCAGCTACTTTAAATTTTTCTTGTATATCTGTAAACCAAGTATTTGATAAATTAAATTTTTCTAGTATTGGCTCTCCGTCGTAAGGATACCTAGCAGAATAAGATTCATAAAAAGAAATTCCTTTCCAGTAATCCTCATCAGTTTCCTCTAATTCTTTTAAAACATTAATTACAGAAGTGCATTCCTCTGGTGTAATAAAACCTTCATATAAAAATATATCATCAGATAGCTTTATTAGATTCATTACATTGCACCAGGTCCCGATTTGTCTCCAACCAAATCGTCATACTCTACTGGCTTTCCGTCTTGCAAATATCTCATATTTCTTGGATCTTCAAAATCAATTCTTTTTGATTCTTTTTTCATCCAGTTGTATGCTCCAAAAGTAAGTTGGTTTTGTAGCCATTCTTTTGAGCCAGCATATCTGTGCATTACAAAGTTTCTAACAAAAAACTTTTCTCCATTGTAAATTGTTTTAACTCCATGAAAATATGGTTCGTCTGAAGGAAACACTAAAATGTCTCCAGCCTGTGGCTTGTGATTTACTATCTTGCCATCAACAACAAACTCAATGTCTCCGCCGTCATAATCATCATTGATATACATTGTGCATGTAAGTAAGAATTTTGGTCCAGGCATTTCTCTTTGAGAAATAATATAGTCTGTGTGGTACTGCATTGTCATTTTGTTTTCTAAAACATCAACCTGGTCGTTATATTTTGAGAATGAGGATCCAGTAAAATACCAGTCTTCTGGTAGCTCAACTCCGTGTCTGGTGATGTAGTCATTTAAAACTAGGTCGTAGGCATCTTGAACCTGTTTAGCAAAATCTTTTTCTTCGATAAACATTGGGTCCTGATTGTCTTGATTTATTTCAGCAGTATCTTTTATTTGTGTATATGTTCCAAAAGATGCCCACTTGTCCCAATTTTTTAAATAATGCTTTCCTTCAGATGTTCTTTCTGATTTTTTCATTGTTTCGTATAAAGCTTTTGGGTCACGCAAAACATTTCTGTATACATCTACTTTTGGGTATAACTCTACATATTCTAAATTACTCATGGTTGTTTGTCTCCAGTATGCTTTTGTATTGTCCAAAAAAACGGCGATGTAAATCTATTACCAGATTTTACTGGGCGGACTCCGTGTGTATAAAACCTATCTCCTGGGAAGAAATAAGCAGCTCCTGCTTTTGGCTTAAACTCTATTCCGTGTTGCGGAAAATAAAGTTCTCCGCCTTCGTAATCATCATTAAAATAAAATAATCCCGATAAATCGTACCAAGGAAAATCATTTGCTCTTCCCTGTTCAATTCCTGTGTGGAATTCTTTATCGGCATGTGGCTCTTGTCTTGCACCTATTGGCCACCTTACAATTGCTGGGCCAGTTTCTTTTGCATCAACATCAAAAAATTTGTCTACTTCAATTTTTAATCTTGCAATCATGCTATTTATTAACTCAAGAATTGTTGGGTCTGACGCCATGAGGGAATTGTATGTACATACCCTATCCTTCCAAATGTCCGCGTCGTATAAAACAAGACCATCTTCATCTTTATGGGTTTCTGTGTGGTCCCAAATTTTATTATTTAAAGCAAAATTAATAAGTCTTTCTCGCTCTTCTGTGGTTAAAAAATTCTCTAACTCTACGATGTTATCGGAAGAGTCTCCAAAAAAACCAGATGGAGTTATTGACTTGGGGGCGTTATGCTTATTCCAGTCGTTTGCTATTGCTTGATTATTATTCATATTATCATTATACCATTTCTATTTATTTACTAATATCACGAACATTTAGTATTATTTTTTTGGCCTGGTGGGACCCAAGAGAATTTCCCTTATGATCAACAGCATTTTTATATAGGCCAGCCCAATCCCCATCTTTTTGTCTTCTAGTAACATACTCGGTATATTCTGGATCGTTCTGTACTTCATCTAGGGGCAAATCCAATCCGTTGCTTATTATGGCAGTAGAGTGATTTATTTGTGCTAGATCTATTGGTAATACTGAAACTACTGGGGTGCCCGCTTTTATTGTTATTGGAACATCTTTTTTTGAAATTTTCCACGCTGGGCTTAGCTGACCTTTTAAAAACGAAGCATTTAATAAAACTTCTAAAACGTGAACCCCGTCTATAAACTGGTTTGGAACTCTTTTTACCCACAAGGTTAAATTCTCATCTGTTTTAAACATCAGCCCAGTGTTAAATGTAATTATATCATTTCTGCTATCAATGTATAGGTACTCTTCTCCAGAAATTACTTCTATATATTTTTGCTGTGGTTTTGGATTTGAGTTGCAAATAAAAGTTATATCTTTTGGAAAAGATATTCCCCATCCAAGATTATTTACTAGGCCAAGCGGAAAACATCTGTATGCGTGTTTTTCTGGCGTCTCGTCCATCCAGTCTCTTTTAGTTTCCAATGTAGTTAAATTTCCTAGGCTATCTGAAAGCCTATATACATTAAATTCAATTGGCATCTGTACCGCCCTTTAATCTTATTGATTTTAGTTGATGCTCTCCTATTTTGTTTCCAAGATTATCAACGGCGTCTCTGTAAAAATTTGACCATTCCCCAGACTGATTAATTTCTTCAAGCGCTATTGAATATGCTGGAGTAAGGAATTCTGTTTTTGGTACTTCATGAATATCTCGCAATTCCATTTCTGAATTTTGTAATTCCATTAAATTCATTGGTATGACTGATATTATTGGGGTATTGGCTTTTATTGTTATTTCTACATTTGGCCTTGTAATTCTCCAAGCACAGGGAAGGTCTCCCCTAAAAAACGATGTTGAAACAAGCGTTGTAAATGGAACAACACCATCAATAAATTGATTTGGCACTGGCATTGAAAGCAAAGTTTCTTCTGGGTCTGTGATAAACATTACTCCAGTACGAAAGCTTACAGTAGCATTTGCACGATCTGGATAGGCGTATTTTTCACCTTTAAGAATTTTTACATGCTCTCCAGATGTATCAGAAATTCCGTCCCATATAAAAGTTATGTCTTCTGGGAAAGATATACCCCAGCCAAGCTGATTAGTTAAGCTGACAGGAAAGCATTTATATGCATGGGCCTTCCAAGTATCATCCATCCAGTCTCTTTTAACAGACAATGGAGATACGTTTGCAAGACCATCTCTAGTTTTGTATACCTTTATGTTTTTCACGTTCAACCCTTTCGGCTCTCATTTGCATAAACTCTTGGTTGTGTGCGTGATCATTATAATCAAGCATTGTTACAATTGAATATTTTCTACCAGAAGTTACTGGTGCGGCTAAGTGAGAGAAGAGATAGGTTGATGGGAATATGTATAGGTCTCCAGCCTGTGGCTTAATGCTTAAGTTTAATTTTGGAAAAACAAGTTCTCCGCCTTCATACTCATCGTTTGGGTAAGCAACTAAGGAAACTGTGGCGCTGTAAGAAAATCCATGGTCTGCATGCTCTTGAAAATGTTGTCCTGGACCATACTGAATAAAGTTCATTACTTCCCAGTAATTCATTCTAACGTTATATGCAGCACAATAATCTTCAACCGCTGGTATCTGTGCATTGTAAGAGTCTTGCCAAATTGTAGCAAGTGTGGCTTGATCATCGTTTATTGGATTAGTAATTTCTCCAATTTTAAAATCTCTGCAGTCTCTATAGCTTGGCTTCTTTTCCATGTATCCTACTGTGGCGTCCTGCCATGACAAGCCACTTGAATTATTTTCTAGCAAGACACTTACTCTGTTCATGATGTCAAGCTCTGGGGTAAATACGTTGCGGTATACCCACATGCCTGGAAATAGCATTTCTTTTGATGACCAATTTTGACTAATGTTACTCATTTATTCTCCTAGTTTAGTATAGTTTAACATATCATCAGGTAGTATGTCAATAATTAAATGGGTTCTGTCTTCACTGCTTTTATTGCTAACGGCATGCGGTAGCATATTATTTATTTCGTAGATACCAAACTCTTCCATATGAATGGTATTATTAAAGACCGTAAAGGTAACGTCTTTATTAGTAATGATTGGGATGTGGACTCTCCTAGAAAAATTTAATAGGGGGCCTGCATCAACATGCTTATGAACTTCTGAATTTGCGTGTAGCTTAATTATCTCACATCTAATTACTTTTCCGCAATAGTGTTCTTCCAGATAATTAAAAAGTTTATCTAATTCTTCTTGGGCTTCTTTTGTTTTTAGAGAATTTTCATAAGTTGTAACAATCTCTAGGTCTGGGGTCCACTCGTATGGGGTTGAGCATATTCTAAACATTTCTGTATTTGTGTGAACAAGTCCATGATTTTGTCTTGTAGTATTTAAAAGCCACTCATCAGAAAAATTAGAAACTTCTGCTTTTATCATTTTTATATCACAAAAGCCTAAATGTTTAATTGACCATTTAGTATCTTTTTTTATTCTTTGATACATACTCATACACCTCCATGTCCATTTTATTTAAATCTTCTATTTTACTTATTTGAGATTTTGTTAAATTTAACTCTAATCCTGGGGATCTATTTGCTGGGTCTGACCTGTGTTTAAACGACTCAAACCCAAAATTATTTTTTAATGCCTTATTTAAATCTTCTTTAAACAAGGATATATCCTCAAGTGTATAATAGTAAAAATTTTGTAAATTGTCAATTGCTTTTTGAGGCCCGCCCTCTATTCCTTCCAAGTACCACCCGCTATCAATAGTGTGCTGAAAATAATTAAAGTGTTTATTAAACTGATCAATGTTTGTTTTTCCAATTAAAAATTTAGTCTGAAGGTTTGACTGCATTTCGGACTGTTCTCCATATAGCCAGCTCTCAAGCTTTTCTTCAGATTCTTTGCCCGCCCTTATTAAACCAGTTGTATATTTAAAATAGCTTACAAATCTATCTACTGGATTTCTTATTATTGTAAATACTTCTGGGTTGTCCATATAATCTAAGGGCATGGTTCCAAAATGTCCGCCAACAAATAAACTTTTATTTATAACAGATGGTTCTATTATTGTTCTATTTGAAACAAAATGTGAAACCCCACCAGTAATTAGGTGGGGCAGCACATGATTCTTTATATGTATTCCAGCAGTGCGTGGGATATGTAGGTGGTAAATAGACATTTATGCAAAATATTTTCTATTATGTACTACTAATCCTCCCGCTATTAAAATGTCATTAGGAGCTGCATCGAACTCATAAACATTTCTGTTTTCATCGATAATTTGAATTTCATTTACTAGAATAGAAGAGAAAGATCCATCTTCATTTCTAGAAATTACTTCGTCTCCTGGCTCTAAAATTCCAGTTACTCCAAAGAAATATGTGTTATTTCTTTTCACAAGAATTGTTTGTTCTAGAGAGAATCTGTGAGCAGGGTTACCGTTAATACATAGTGTAACTTCTTTAACAGAAGGAATTATGTTTGTTATAACAGTTGGAACAATTGCTAGATTGTTTAGTTCTGAGCTGGACCATGTGTAAGGGTCTACTGAGAATTCGCTATCTAGTCCGTCCCAAGTTACACCCCAAACATTATCTCCAATTTGAACATCTGAAGCTTTTTTGTATTCTATTGTATTGTTTTCTCCGATTATTGTAATCAGTGTATCTTGATCAATACAGAACCCTGGAGGTGAGAAGAACCCTGGAGGTGAGAAGAATCCTGGAGGTGCAAAGAACCCTGGAGGTGAGAAGAACCCTGGAGGTGAGAAGAACCCTGGAGGTGAGAAGAACCCTGGAGGGCTAAAGAAGTTTGGTGGCGCAAAGAAGCCTGGTGGGCTAAAGAACGACGGTGGGCTAAAGAACGCTGGTGGCGAGAAGAAGCCTGGTGGGCTAAAGAACGCTGGTGGCGAGAAGAATGCTGGTGGCGAGAAGAATGAAGGTGGCGAGAAGAAGCCTGGTGGGCTAAAGAACGCTGGTGGCGAGAAGAACGCTGGTGGCGAGAAGAATGAAGGTGGCGAGAAGAAGCCTGGTGGGCTAAAGAACGCTGGTGGGAAGAACGGCGGGAAGAACGGGGCTAGAGTTGTTACAGAATTTGAACTTCCAGAGTAAGCAGAATTTAAATTTCCGTTTATAGCAAGTACTTGATATGTCTGTGAAGTATTTGCTGTTTCTGGTACAGTGTATGAAGTTCCAGTTGTTGAATAAGTTGGTCCATCAGAAGACTTAAGTATGTAACCAGTTACAGATGACCCTCCATTATTTTCTGGTGCTGCCCATGTAACATAGTCTTGATTTGTTTGCGCTGTTGCTACTGGAGCCGCTGGTGTTGAGGTAACTGTTGTTACTGTAACTTGATTAGATGCGGCAGAAGGAAGGGATGTTCCGTTATCATTACTTGCTGTTACTGTTATGGTTGGCGTAGCGCCTACACCAAAACCTGTAATTGTTAATGGTGAAGATGCACCTGTTACAGTTTGTCCCGTGCTGGCTGTTGCTGTAAATGATGTTGCAGCATTTCTGTTGTCTGGGGTAAATGTTATTGTAACTGCGCCGTTGTTGTACGGACGATTAGTTCCAACATTTGTTGCTGTACCAATAATTGGTGCATATGGTGCCAGGAAGTCATTAGCTCCCTGGCTCATTCTACCTGCTTGTTTTGACATTTATATATTCTCCCTTAATCCGAATTACGCTGAAAGGTCTCCAAAGACCAACCATCCGCTTGATATTTTCATTGCTGTTACAACTGAGTTAGTTGTTCTAAACTTAAGTCCTGGTGTTCCAACAACTCCATTAGTTGATTCAAAACGTGCTCCTGTGGATGATGCCTGGTGGAAGTCGATTGACTGTCCAGTTACGTATCCTGTTGCTGGTAGAGTAATTACTACTGCTCCAGTTAGTGGTATAAACTGATCTGCCCGATCTGGTCCGATTGTAACTGCTCCTGCTGCTAATGCAGTTGGAATGTTAGTAATAGAAGGAACGCCAGCCTTAGTCTGTGTACCGTCTGTAAAGACTACGCCAGATGCTGCAACTGTTACTGCTCCAGTAAATGTTGGTGAAGCAATTGGAGCGAATCCTGCAATACTTGCGCCTGCTGGGATTGTAACTGTTCCTGTAAATGTAGGAGACTCAATGCCTGCTACTGTAGAGTAGTTTGTTCCATCAGTTGTAAACTCCCACTTATCAGTAGATTCGTTCCAACGAATCTGAACTGCAGATGAATCTCCACGCATGATTCTTAGTCCAGCGTTTTCTGTTGGAGCACCTGTAGTAAAGTTACTATTTAGGTCAATAATGTTATCAGCCAAAGAAATTGTTTCGCTGTTTACAGTTGTAGTTGTTCCGCTTACTGTTAGGTTTCCACCAACAACAAGGTTTCCATTTACTTCTGCATTATCATTAAGGTAAACTTTTCCTGTACCGTTTCCAGATAATGATAAGTCTGTATTTGTTGTTTTGCTTGTAATACTATCAGTTTTTACTCCATTGCTAAAGGCAATTCCATTACCGTCTGCGCTTGAGAAGTTAGCTCCTGCTTCAACTACTAAAGGTCCCTTGATATTAACAGAGCCAGTTCCTGTTGGATCTAGTTCAATGTTACCGCTTCCGCTTGTTCTTAGGCCAAGGTTTTCATTAATGTCGGCAGAAACAACAATTGCTCCTGATTCATCTTGAATAACCTTCTGACCGTTAACGTATAGTGATCCTGGACCTACGTAGATATCTTTCCACATCTTTGTAGGAGAACCTAAGTCAAATGTGTTGTCAGTTGCAGGAACTATGCTTCCACCTGCAGTAACTGTTGGCAAAACTACAGTTCCTGTAAATGTTGGTGATGCAAGTGGTGCTTTAAGATTGTCATTTGTAATAGTTGCATAAGTTGCGGCAGCTGTTGCGCTAGCAAGGTAGGTTGAAGATGCTGTACCTATCGCTAGCTTTGAATCTAATTGTGTTTGTATTGCTGAAGTTACACCATCAACATATCCAATTTCATCTGCTGAAACGTTTCCGATTGATGTAGTTGCTGGCAATACTACTGTGCCAGTAAATGTAGGTGCTGCTGATGGGGCTTTTGCCGCAAGGTTTGAAACCAAGTCTGTAATTTTAGACTGATCAATAAATCCTGCAAGCATTACGTTTGTAATTCCACCAGTGTTAGTTTTTACTATTGCCTCTCCAGCAATTTTTAGTGGAGAAATTTCTG